CAGTCAAGTCACCGCCAGGAAATAAATCATCGAAATCATCTTGTCTGGCGTCCTCTGCATCTTGTCTGGCGTCCTCTGCATCTTGTCTGGCGTCCTCTGCATCTTGTCTGGCGTCCTCTTCAATCCACTCATTTGCTAAATCTGTTGCGTCTCCAGGCGGGAGATCAAACCTCGGATCGGTTACGGATATGAATACGGGCAATTCGGATACGGGAACTTCTTCCGAGGTGCTCATGTATTCTTGGACTGGTATTGGTCCTGTTCCGTGTGGCCAATCCTTGTTTCTATTCTCCGCCCAACGAAGTGGTTCACCTGGTCTATTTTGTCCACCAAATCCAAGAAGGTAGTCGTGGACAACTGTAAATCCAACCTCGACATTTACCTCTCTCGGTAACAAGATTCCTTTGTGGGAGTGAGTTACGTCGGTATCTCCTCCTGGATAGTAGTCAAAAACTCCTGAATCGACATTAACAGTAAAGTTGAATTTGTTAATAAATACTCTTTCGTCTCGGATCAAACTACCGAAGTCAATCTTGAACTCTTTGTGTCCTGCGAATACAGTGCTGGTTCTGGTTATCCCTCCGTTGTCGTTCAATGTGTCCGATCTCCTATATCTTCCATATACAGTTCTTGCGATTTGTTCGCATGTGCCTAGATTGGATATTGCTTCGCCGACAGTAAATGCGGCGAGAGTAAATGTCATTGCTATCTCTCTGCGCGTTCCGCTGTAACTATACATCGAATTTATGCGTCCCTGTGAAAGATCTTCTGACTTCCATTGCGATTTGAACGTTTCGTTAAAAGACTTCGGTATAATGAAGCACTCTACATTGATTGGTATGCTTGTTCCCACTCCGACGACATCTGACGGTATTTCGACAATTCGAAGAGGTGGGTAAAGTGCTTCCATTATTATAGTTCTAGATCCGATGGCAGAATCATTATATGCAGCGACTCGTTCTCGTTCCGCTACCTCTTCTTCAATCCTATCCTGAATGTCGTATAAAGTGTGATGCATGTCGTAATTAAGTTGAGTTCCGCCGACGTTCTCCAAGAATGCTTCGAAGTCTTCAACTGAAACGTTTAAATCTTCGCTCGTCTCTGTGACTTCTATTTCATCAGACATAACTCATTACCCTCCGTATGATGGGTAGTTTGCAGGGAATGGACTGGCGCTGTCTGAAACAGAGGTTCTTTCAACCAATGCTTTTGCAGATATGCTTATTTCAAAACTTTGAGGGTAGATTTCCTTTCCAGAATAGTTTAGGGCAAGTATTCCCTCATTCTTATTTATAACTCCTTCATCAAATTTAACTGCATAGTCGAGTCCGTCTATGACGCAGGCGACACCCTCGTGAGGTAAATCTCCCGTCAACAAGCTCATCATGTGTATGTCTATGTATGGATCCCCTATAAAGTTGCCTTCGTCCGATACAGTTGGATACAGCATCTGGATTAGCAGATTTGCACACTGTGTGTTATATCTTGCTTCTTCTAATGATGCGTTGACTACTGTCATTGTAAACGATATTGCCCTATCTGTTTTCGCCAGAGTTACAATCGGATCGTGCATATTCGCACCATGCTCTTGCTGAAACACTGGAGAATGGGAGTCGGAGAAGTCTGATATTAGGGCTGGGAACTCAACTGTGTGTCCAGTTGGATCGTGAACGAACTTTACGACGTATCCTTGTTTATCCGCCCAGTCTGCAACGGATACTGCTTTATGTTCTCCGCTGTAAACTCTCATGTGTACTGGATCTGTCATGCTGTTTTAAGCCTCAACGGTTGTGATCCTGGTTCTCCGAGATGTTGATTTATTACTCTTCCGAACTCTTGTCTATCAACTTGCATAACGAAGTCTCCGCTACTTCCAAGTTTGGTTATCATAGTGTCCATCTTGGCACCGAGGGCTCTAACTGCTGCTACGACTTGGGTGTTGTCACCGCCTCCTCCGCCTGCGCCTTGTTCGGCTAAAGCTGTCATCGTAGTGTTGTTTACGACGGCAGAGTTTGGAGGGGGAACGAGAAGCTCTGGACCTTCCTCTCCAACGAGAGCCATTCGTCCAGATGTGCTATCGGTTCCTTCGGCGTGAGAGTCGGCGGAACCGATAGCACCTCTTGCCCATCCGACTGCTGCGGCAGCGGCAGCCACACTTACAAGGAGCATGAGCGGATTTTTGAAACCTGCATTAATCGTATTTAGGATTATCTCTGTCTTAATGAGTTTGATCCCCGCTTGTCTCATTTTATTCATCTTATCCATAAACTGTAAAAACTTGTATATTCCCGTAGTAGCAAATGCAAATGCTAAAATCTGTCCGAGGCTAATAAAATCCTCTCGCATCGTTTGTAACAGTCCATTGACTTTCTGGAATCCTGCTACCAAGAAGTCAACCACAGGCGTTACTGCAATGGCGAAGTTTTGAGCGAATATCGTCATTTCTTGCCACAAGTCTCGTCCTGCTGCCATTGTTTCTTCTAATGACTTTGCTCTCTTCTTTTCTTCTCTCGTCATATTCTTCTGATTCATTAACTGATTCATTTGTTCGACATTCATGCCAGCAGCGTTGGCGACAGCATCTCTTTGGAAAGTATTGAGAGAATCCCAGTCTCCGATTGAAGCGGAGAGGTTTTCTGACATGTATTCTATGACAGCCTCTGGACCTTCGAGTTGTGACTCAAGTAATCCCATTGTGCTGAATAATTGTGTTCCAAGAACAGCATTTAGATTTCCTGCTGCTTCTGCTGCGGAATCAAATGTTCTATAGTTTGCGGCGATACCTATGAGATCTCCGACTGCAAGCCCTGTTCTCTGAGATTGTTTCTCCAAGTCAAAGAACACATCAACTGCGTCTTCACCGTATGATGCCAACTGAGGTAATGCTTGATTCATCTCGGACAATACCTGTCCGACATCTTTTCCGAGAGTTTGCGCCAACTCCATTGCCTCTGTTTGCATTCTTGTGGCGGATCGGGTTGACATCCCGAATCCTCTCGTCATTGTCTGGAGAGTTCCTGCGAAGTCTGCTCCAGAGACGCCTACTTTGGCGAACTGTGCTCCGAGTTCTCCGAGTCTCATTCTTTCGGATTCTGCCATAACGCCGAATCCTGAGAGACTGCTTTGTAGAACTGCATAGGATTGTGCCATTTCTGTGGTAGAGATGCCGTTCTGGATATTGGACATCTGAAGCGCAACAAGTTCGCTATCATAGATTCCCGCTGCGCCAGAGGCGGCGTTGAATGCTGCTGTCGCTTGCTCATTGGCTTTCGCCATAGCGAATGTTGATTCGATAACTTTCCTTGCAATAGAGACACCTATATTCATAGCGCTGAAAGTCGCCTTGAATGTTTCGTGGAACTGTTGCGCCATCTTGTCAGCGCCGTCTGTTGAAAAAGCTAGTTCCGCAAACGAACCGACGAGAGTGTCGGAAGCATCTGTGACTCCTGTAAGTGTCTTAAAACTGCGTTTAAGTGCTCTATCGAACTTTTTCAATGGATCAGATGAGTCTCTAAGTACCTCAACTAATTTCGCGAACGAATCGGTGGCGGGTTCGATTTCGAGACTACCAGTTTTTAAATTATCAAATATGCCCTTCAAGGCAGCGGCGACTCCTGGTGAGTCGTCTTTTATCTCCTTGATAGTATCGTTTATCTGTTCGAGGAGTTTTGCTTTATCCTTGGCTGCTGTGTCGTTGCCTTCTTCTGGTGGTGCCATTTTCAGTTACCCCCTACTTGAATGGCCAAACGATGCCAGTATCTGACTCGAAGTTCTTGATTGCTCTGTCGAGTTGGGCTTTTGACTTGTTTACACCTGGCTTATCAAGTCCGTATTTCTTCATTGCTTTGAGGTATTTCGCCTCGTGTCCAAGTGCTTTCTGGAAAGAGTTTATCTGTTTCTTGGTGCCTGTTACGCTTACGGGGATGCTTGATCCTCCGAACATACCTGTCATAATTGTTTCGATTGCTCCACCGAACATTGCGAGCCAACTCTCGTTAAGAGTACCCTCTGCTTTAGCGTTCAGGTTGATTTCGAGTGGAACCAAATCATTATCTTTATTCATTCTATGCCCTCCGCATAAAGTCGTTGCTTTATAAATAGTCTCTTATAAAAAGAAAACGGGCAATAATGCCCGCTCTCTGTTATCATTTTTTGTTCTGTGCCTTCTTTACCGCTTCGTTCTCGTCTTCAAATTGTTTTGATAGGCGACGAACGAACCAGTTTCTTAGTTGGACTGGGAGATTGTATGCTTCAATGAAACTCCAGCCTCCGTGATGTTTTAGATAGAAGAACTGTTCGTAAACGTTCTCCATGTACTCACTGTTTAGGCCAAAAAAACTCCGCAGTAAACGGCACCTCCACGTCGGCAACTGCACCGCAGGATGAACATTCACAAGACTGTTTCATATCGACGTTTGGCGTAACGACTTGGACACATGCTCTAATGTGTCGTGCGTCTTGTGCTGGCATGTTGTCGATGAAGTTGCTGACTTCTGTTTTATCGGTGACGCCATTGACTGATACTAGCAGAACTTTCAATAAATCAGTTGACGCAGAGTCGGCAAGTTTGTGTTTTGCCTTCTTAGCGGTGGTTTGCATAGCGTTCTTCTCGTCTTGTGCGGTGAAGAGACGAAACTCTGCGGTGTATCCCGTTCTTGGAAGGACTGCTGTGAAAGTTCCGTTGTCAGTCGCCGCTACGCCGCTTTCGCTATTTTCGTCGGGCTGAATGCCCTCGTTATTTTCAAACTCAGTCAAGTCGAAGGTGTGCGCTTGTGCGGTGCCGCAGGAGGGGCAGGATACTTGGACTTTGTAGTCTGCGCCGTAACCTGATACTCTTGCTGCAAGTAGGAGAGCGTTTTTATCTCCGATGAGCAAGTCATCTGGGTTGATGTTCTTATCGACGATAAGGTTGGATACGAGCCTGTCTATTGCAAGTCCGTTCTTGAGTAGCGCTTGAGAGGTTAAGATATCCTCGTCTTTGGCTGTCATGTAACGGAGTTCGACAGTCTCTTGGTTGTGGAGCGGGTGATCCGCTGAATAGAACTGCCCTCGGGAAGGAAGCTCTACGAACTCTGTGGGCGTTACATAGGACAACCCTGTGGTTTGAGTTGGAGCAGCTTTGACTGCTTGTGCTGGCGCAGGGGAAGATGCCTTCGTGCGTCCTTTATTTCTCGACATTTACACCTCTAATGTATTTGTTTGTATTATGTCTTTATATTATAACACGCTTGGATGAATGTTTCAAGCGTTATTTTCTAGTTTTTTGGATCGTAGTTTGCCCAGTCGAACTGAACAGTCAATTGAATGTCTATCATTTCCTCGGAATCATAAGCGTGAGAACCAAAGTTTACTTCTGTGATGAAGGCGTTCTTAAGACTCCATTCACCCTTTGCTTGAGATGTACCTTTAACATCGGTTCCCATTTCTTTGATTACCAAATTTCCCATCGCAGATATTGCCGATGATTTAGTAATTGTTCTGCTTGTAGCTTCTCCAAGAGTCGCTGGATTACTGTATCCAATGTTCGTGAGATATCTCATGAATATATCCGATGCATTGGGACTTATAGCATCAACCAGTGTGAGACTGATAGTATTCCAAGTCACTCTTCCTGGGTAGTGGAAGGTGTGGTTGAAGAATGCGTGAGGGTTTGAGCTTACAGTATAAGACGGACGATCTACAGACTTCGCAAGAAACTGAAGGCTGTTTGCCTCTCCATCACCAGTGTCTGGTGTAAATTCTATAAGAAACCTAAAAGCTCTCTTTGGCTCGAAGTTGGGGTTTGACCAGAAATCTGTTGACATTATTTGTTTCTCCTATTGATGATATAAATAGTCATTAGTTTAGTTTAGTCCTCGAATCCTGCGCCTGTACTTGTAATAACAAAGTCGAGGGCGATGAACTCAATTGAGCGTGCTGGTTTGAGGAATATCTTGGCATACATGACATTTCTATCAACCAAGTCTGCGGTTGTTGTGCTTTCGTCAAGAATAATCTTGAAGTCTGAAAGTCCAAGTCTTGCTTGAACGCTTCTCAAGAATGGCTCTGCTTTCGACAAGAACCTGTTCCAAGTTGCTGGAACGTTTTGATCGAAGAGGACAGTTGCTGCCATGCGTGAGATTTCTTTCTTCACGTAAATCATTAGACGGCGAACGTTGATTCTATCGAGAGCGGAAGGAGTCACTTGAAGTGTCTTCTGTCCGAAGATTACGATTCCCTCTGATGGGAATGAAGCAATCGGGTTGATGTTCGCTTCGTACAAGTCGTCTCTGTGCTTGGAAGTCAATCTCTCACGAGTTTGAATAACTCCGATTCCTGCGGAACCTTCTGTCAATCCACCTCGGGTGAATCCAGCAGGAGCAAACCATAGTTCGCTTTTGCGCTGTGAACTTGAGAATGTTCCAAGAGCAACGATTGAAGGCGGTGCCCAAAGGAGACTATTGGTTATAGAGTCGTTGATTTGAACCCAAGGATAGTAAGCACAACCATAAGATGAGTTTACTCCTCTTGTGTTTAGGTTACTGATTGCGGTTGAAACACTTCCGACTCTATTTGCGATAGTGGCGGTGCTTTCAGCGCTTGTTCTGTAGCCAGAATCCAAGTCGATGACTGCAAGAGCATCTCCACGAGCCTCGCATACTTCCATCATGTGGGTAGTGAGTCCTGCGTGGTAAATACCTGGCATAGCCATTAGGTTGTATTCTACTACTTCTGGATCAGCTACGGTGTCGATTGCTCGCTTTGCTGAGTAGTAAGCGTATTTTGTAGAATCGGTTCCGTCTGCGAGAGCGCGAGTATAGTTGAATGGATCTTTCTCGGTGATGTTCAATCCGTCGTAACCGCCGTAGAGTGGAACGGTGAAACGGTTGTATCCGTTATCGAGAACTGCCGTATATGAGCTACTTGTCCAAGAGTTTCCTGCCAAGCGTGAACCAGATACCCAGACGCCTAGTTCGACGCCAGTGTCTGACGAGGCTGATACATCGTCAAGAGAGAACATGTATGAGTATTCAGTAGAATCTCCAGTTGCGAATGAGCCTATAACAGGTGGTAACATGCGAACGGCGTCTGAATAGCTTGAATCGTGGCGATTGTTGCCATTCTGAGTTGTGTCGATTCCGAAGTAAGCGTTCTTTGGATTTGAAAGTCCGCCTGCGGAAGCACTCACTCTTAGTGGGATTGCTGGGTAGTACATACTTCCTGTGAACCCTTCTGATCCATGTGATCCGCTTTGGATAAAGTTTGCAGATTCAGCTAAAGGAATAAGTGCGTTTCCTCCCTGCGCCCAAGCCCAATCTGGAACAGAGGCGCTGTTAGCCGAGTTATATGTCCATCGCTTCATACGAACTGGTCCGAATGAACCGAATGGAAGTAATGATGCGTCTGTTTGACTTTCATTCACTTCTACTCTGATGAACTTAGATGCGTTTACGTAGTTT